CCCATAAATCAGCATTATAACCACATATTCTTATTGAATCTTTGACTAATTTAGGATAACACTGAGTTATTTTATCATTAATTAATCTTATTTTTTCTTCATCAGTTATTTTCATGTCAATTATAACTATTATGAAGGAAGGGAATAGTCGAGGGATTCTGAAATTATTTTTAACCTGGATTAATTGTTATATTACGTATTAATCCTGGTAATGTTATTCCTGTATTGTTAGCCTGGGTTGTTAATTATCCTGTTATTTCTGAATTTTATTATCTATTCCGCTCAAAGTTAGGATAAAAGGAGGAGTAATAGGAGTTAACTCATTTGTTTTTATTATGTTTTACTCCTTATAATGTATTATCTGATTTATTAACCCTGTTATTCTGAAATTTATTATTTATTCAGGCTAAGAGTTATTAAATTGGGTTGGTGGAGGAGTTAACTCCTATTCACTCTCTTTATTCTAATCCCTTATTAACTCCTCTTTCTGCTAATTTGTATAATTCAGGTGTAAACAATAATTATCTTTTCCCCCTCCCATATCTCAGGAAAATTTTAAAATTTAAATTGTAAAACTGAGCGTAATTTGTAATTAATTTATCTGATCCAACAACTGTTTTTAATAGTTGAAGTTTTGTAGGACTTTTTAGAAATGTTTACCTACTATCATCTACTCACACTGCCACTCTCACATACTCAATAAAATACTCAGACTATTCTTACTCACTATTCAATTTCACAAATCTGAGTACCTTATTGTGTACGATTATAAATATTATGGAATTTTTCAAAATGCAGATTTTTTTAAAAGACTTTTAAGAAATAGAATTTGGTTTTTCAATAAATTCATTGTATAATTATAATTATATAAAAAATATGAAAAAGTGTAGTAAATGTCAAGAAACTAAGGAATTAACTGAATTCAGTAAAAATAAAACAACTAAGGATGGTTGGCAAACTGTATGTAAATCATGTATGCAACAATCTAATAAAAAATATTATACTAAGAATACAGAAAAAATTAAACAAAGTATTAAAAAGTATCAAACATCTAAGCAAGGAGTGTACGCTTGGTTTGAAAATGACCTTTGCCTATATATTGGGCAAAGTAAACGACTAAATTCTAGAATTAATGATCATAAAAGTTGGTTAAAACATCCAGAAACTTCTAAAAAACAAATACAATCCAAATTATACGACCAGTTACGAAACCATCCTTTAGCGTCTATACGTATTATTGAAGAATGTTTACCAGAGGTATTGCTTACTCGAGAACAACATTATATAGACACTTTAAATCCATTATACAACAAACAATTAAATAAATAATATGAACAACAAAGAATTAATAGCAGAATTTAATAAATGGCTAGGATCAAGGTTTAAAGAAATAAGTGAAGCCTCCGTTGGAGCTCCAATTACATGTATGTGTGTAGATCAAGAAGATAAAGAATATTATATTAAAATCAATTATAACCCAGGCGTTTCAAGTAAAACAATTGAAAAAACAGGTATTAAAATTGAAAATACTGATTTTTATCAATTATATGCAATGGTTTCACAAAATTTAAATGTATTTCATTTTGAGTGTTTTAATGATGGATTTGGACTTTGGTATTTAAATGAATTAACACCTGAACAAATTAAAGTATCAGATAATTACACATTAGTAGGTATTGCTTCAGTATTACACTATCATACAGAACCTGTAGTAATTTCAAGTTTAGATCCTAAATCTAAATCAAGTTATACTTTAATAAAGTAATATTATTCAAATAAATAACGTAAAAACCGCGTATTATATTGTCTATAGTACGCGGTCTTTATATTTTAATATATTATGGTGATTATAATATCTGATTATTTTCTATTAGAATAAATCGTTCCAAATTGTACCATTATAGCAGCACAGTTTATTTGTTGTGGTATCGTAAACTACCAATCCAGCAACAGGAGATGCAAGATCAGTTTTTTGTGTAGTTGTCATTCTTGGGGGAAGGAATCCTTTTGTTGTACTATCTATTTGCAACATTGCTGAAGAACTTGGTGCTGTTATTCCACCTATTACAGTAGCATCTACAATACCTGTATATGCATTGTTTATTCTCACTGCTATAGAACCATCATTAGAATAAAAATCTAATAACCCTGTTAAATTTATTTGTGAACTTCCCCACCCTCCTAAAGAACTAACATTATAAAATCTAGCACCTGTATTTGCAATAGTACCTATTGTACTTGTATTTCCAACCAGAGTTAAAGTACCATTATCAGCAAAATGCATATAAGAACTTCCATTACTATTCTGAGTTTTAAATGAATATGTAGCACTTGTGGTTCCAAATCCAACTGAATGTATTCTTGCACTTGGTGCAAATGCTCCTAATCCTAATGCTAACATATTTTGAGAATCATCAAATTTTAAATTTGATGCATCTGATATAAAAACTGAAGCGCTACTAAATTGAATAGCACCATTTACACCACTTGCTGTAATAGCTGCTCCACCACCATTTAAAGCGTATGAAGCTGTTAAAGCATATGATGCACTTGTAGAATTTGATGCATATGATGAACTAACAGCGTTTAGTACGTATGAAGCTGTTTGAGCAGTCGTTACATATGATGCTGTTAAAGCATTAACTACATACGAGGAAGTTGCGGCATAAGACGCACTTATTACTGAACCCTCTAAATATGATGCTGTCCCAGCATATGAAGATGATAATGCTTGTTCAGCAAATAAAGCATAAGAAGAACTAGTAGCATTTTGAACAGATCCTGAAAAATAGGATGCTGATAATGCTGTAGTTGCGTATGATGCTGTACCTTGTAATGATCCTGTAAAGGATGTTGCTATTAGACTACCAGTTATTTCTGAGTCTGCTAGGGATTTAAATCCGTTTCTTATTATAAATTCGTTTGCCATTTCTTTTCACTTTCCAAGAAAACCTAATTAGAGATTATTGTATTTTTAATTTGATACTATTTTCAATTGATGTTTTGAATAAATCCCATAACATAATACTATTGTTTTTTGTTAAATATACATAAGCATCATATTCACCCATATATATTTTATTAGGATCTTGACTTTCAATAGGTGTTACTACCATAGTTTCAATATCAACTTGATTATCATTATTTGCTATTATTACTTCCTCGTATGGAACTAAACTTTTACCTATAATTGGGTTACCATTTACGTCTAATTCAAATACACCAACATATAATATTATTTGTTCTCTGTCGAAATTTGCATGAAATCTTAATAGGGCTGCTGCTCTATTAAATCCAGTTTCTGGGGATGTAGCTATATTATATGTTACTAGACAATCAATAGCCCATTGATCTAAATCTGCTTTAGTGTTAAAATTATATAAATCCATTTGTTATAAATATGTTAAAATTAAATTGTTCTTATTACTGTTTTCAAAGTCCATCCGTTTGTACTTGTTGAACCTGTTAACACCATGTTACTTCCTGATAGTATTACTCCAAATATAAAATCTGTAGTATTACCCATATCTGCAGTTGAATTATCAGTGTAACTTACACTACTTCCACTCCACATTGCTATGATATTTCCTGCTCTTGCACCACTAGATCCTTTTAATGAATAATCAAAAAATGCACTATCATAAGAAGAAGTTAATACATTATAAATTACTGTTGAACCAGAATTTACAGTTGTTTTAACACTTGTATAAACAGCAGGAGCAGTAGGATCACCTAAAGCAATTGTTCCTGTTACTATTAAACTACCTGTTATTACAGCACTTCCAGTATATGGAAATGATGAAGCATTTGCAACATAAGATGCTGTTAGAGCGTAAGAAGAACTTATTGAACTTAAAGAAGTTGAAGCGTATGATGAACTTATTGCATTTAAAACATAAGATGCTGTCTGAGCAGTCGTTACGAATGAGGATGTAGAAGCGTATGAAGCACTTTCTGCATTAGTTGCGAAAGATGAACTTATTGCATTTAAAACATATGATGCTGTTTGAGCTGTTGTTACATAAGAAGCGGTTAAAGCATTAACAACGTATGATGCTGTTGATGCATATGATGCACTTGTTACTGTTCCTGCGAAATAAGATGCGGTTAAAGCATTAATTGAGTTTGAAGCCGTAATTAGTAAACTACCAGTAATAGCATTTCCTAATCCTGTCTCCAGTTCACTTCCTGAAATCTGAACCAAATACTGGAATGATTCTGAGATATAAAGATTACTTAAATTACGTGACATTATTTATATATTAAAAGTTTGAAGTTTTGTTATTAGTTTTTGGATTTTGAGGAAATTGTGGATAACGAGAATCATATATTGGTAATCCAGCATTTTTTGCTTGATCATAGTGATATCCTCTTCCATTTCTTCTCATTACAAATGGATTTCTATATTGTACTCCAAAATCTGGGTACATTTCTTGTAATTCTACATTACCATTTAATTCAGGGAATAAACCTTGATTTTGAATTAAGTAATTAGTTAATCTTTCTGCATAAAATTGAGCTTTATTTTTAACAGACTCACGTTTACGGTTATACCAAGTTCCATCAGCAGGATCACTGTTTTCACCTCCTTGAGGTACTAATAATCCATTATTACGAGGACGTAAATATATGTTTTCTAATGCATAATAATAAGCAAAATAAATACAAACATTTTGTATCCATTCTTCTACTAAAATTTTATAGTCACCACTTAATGTACTGTTTTTAATATCACTAAGAATTTTGTTATATAGTCTTGTACCTAAGATACGTTGTATCTCGATATCTTGTGATTCTCTAATTGCACTCTGCAATAACTTAGAATCAACGTTATTGTTTAAATCGCTAAATTGACGAACATTAATTTCGTTAATTATAAATACATCAGTCAATTTGGGCCTCCTTTTTCTTTAAGTTGTTTATACGGTTTCTATTATACATTACAATATTTTTTATTATTTTTAGTTTGTTGTGGTTGCTTGCTATTATCTTTTTTCCTATTAGGTTTTACTTTGTCTATAACACGTTTAGAAAATGTAATTATATACTCCATTGATTTCATATTGATACATTATTATATACGTTTATAGATATATTATTTACATAATTGGTTGGGCGTTTATATCTGGTTGGGGTATATTAATAGCATCTGCTTTAGCAATTTGGGCTTCTAACATAGTATCATCTCCTACTTCGCTTTCTATTCCTGTAACTACACTTACTTCTTCAGTTCCATCGCTATATAATTTTAATTGTTCAACTCCTAAAACATATTCATCTCCATAATTGATAGATAATAAACTATCAAAGCAATCTAAAATTAATTGTTGAAATGGTTTTACTACTGTATTTACAAATAATAAGTAAGCATTAGCAACTTCATCTTTACCACCTAATTTACCTGGAGACATAATACCAAATATTTCAGGAGATGTAATTCTATGAGAAGTTAATATTTTTTGCATTACTAAATCATTAATTGTAGTATAATAAGTATCAGTTCCATTAGATTGAATAGGAGTGATAACCGGAGCGTTCTCAGGACTATCAACATCCATATAAATAAGTGATCCAGCATTGTTAGTACCACTATATTGAGCACGTAACATTTTTTCAATACTTTCTCTTTCTTCTTCATTAGCATTTGTGAATGTAGTTATAGCTAATGAAGGAACTACACCATTAGTTATATTGTTTAAGTGGAAATTATCTACTTGAGCATCTAATTCAATTATTTTCAATGCTCCAATATAATCTGGTAGTGGATAATATTTCATACCTGGACGGTAAGAATAATGTACATAAATTTGACTAGGTTCTTCTGATTTAGTACTTTGATTATAAACAGGTAAATAAGGAATATCGGCTAATGAATTATTAATCCAAGAACTCGTTAAATCCCAACCATCCCAAATATAAAATCCAGGAATTTTACCACGAAAATTTTTCTCCTTAGCTCTAATATAACTGAAATCAATATGATAAACTTCAGCTATTCTTTCTCTATCTTTACTCCAAATAATTTCTAAAGCAAATCCACCAAATAATTTTAAATCTTTAGCTACTTTTTTATATATGTCGTTCCAAGATTCTCCTTCATAGTTTGCAGTATCTAAAGTACCTGGCATATTTGAAGTTAATCCATTACCTATAATCGCTTCGACAGTTGCATTTATACAAGTATTATGAATTGAAGAATAATTCATTAAATCAATTAAAGTATTTGGAAATTTATTATCTGCTCCAAAACTTATGAAATTTTTATTTTTCTGTTCTACTAATGAAATTTTTGGTGTTTCAGTACGTGGAATTGTTTTAAATATATGTTTATTAGGTGTCATTGTTTTATTTTTTTATATAATTATTATCTACTATAAGTATAATAATAACTACTTGTTGGTAATAAATATTCAGTAAGATTATATTCCATACTTGCAGAATATATAGTACCCATTGATGCTGAATATTGAGTTATATCGTATTGATCACTACCACTTACATATGCTCTTTCAGTTGAAAGTAATGTACCTAATACATAATCTCCTGAACCTGATCCGCCCCATAAATTAGCAGTTAATCCAAATTTAGTATTTTGTTCAGCCCATGTTCCTAAAGGAGGAGCATAACTAAATGTATAAATGTTAGCATAATATTGACCAGAAGAACTTGGGACAGATGAACCTGTGATTTGTAATACTAACCAAGAATTTAAATCGTTTATATTATTTAAAACATCGGCAAGTACTTTTTCTGTAACATTATTATTAATAGATTGTGTAAGATTTATTAATACTTGCTGTGTTCCTGTTGGAGGTTTAACATCAGGAAATATAGCATTTGTATTAGTATTTTGTGATCTATTTAATTGTATCATATTAATAAATATAAAAAAAGAGTCCTGCCAAGGCAGAACTCTTTCATTTAATTTTTAATTATTAAGCGTAGGTTGTAATGGTGATACCACTTAATGAACCTGTAAATGTAGTAGCAGAACCGCTGATTTCAGAAGCGCCGCTTGGCTCATTTCCAGAGAATACTAAATTGTAACCATTTAAATCGCTGAATGCTTTACCAGTTGTACTAGTACCACTTAGTAATTGAGCACCGTTAACTTGGCCCATTAGGAACCAACGAGCAGCACCATCTGTTGAACCGTTTTGAGTTTCTACAACGATTCTTAAGTTTGGGTTTTGAGCTAATACTTTAACCTGGTTACGAGTAGCTGTTTGCATCTTGAAGAATACGGCGTTTAATGTTTGGTTATAAACGATAGTTCCGTTTTCAGGAGTAGCTACTAATGCTTCACTATAATCAGAAGTTTGTCTGAACAACTGGAACTGGTAGAATGTACCAGAACCAGTAATACCAGTGATCAAACCTTCAGATCCAGTGATTGAAGTAATTGAACCAGATAAAATATATAACGCTTTTAAACCACCGGTGTTATCTCTACAACCTAATTGGTGACCTGAAGTAATTTCGCATGACATAATATTATCTTATTTATTTTTAATTGTTAATGTTATAAATTAAGCAACATCGTTAGATACCCAGAATTCAGGATACGCAATGTTAACACCTAATTTAGTTGAGATTCTGTGTCTTAAGCTATCAGTGTTGATATCATACCATAATTGGAATTCAGTGAAATCGCTTAATAAATCTGTTCCAGCTACGATTTGTTTTGCTGGTCCTAATACGATACGATTTGAACCTTGTAAACCAACTGTACCAACAACTTTAATGTTTGGTTGGAATGGATATTGCATTTCATATAAACCACCTCTGTTTACTACAGAACTAGGATCGAAGTAGAAGTTATTAGCTAATCTTAAACCTGTTAAATAGTTACGGAAGTTAGAAACACTCATGAAGAAAGTTAAATCTTCTCTATCAGCAACATCAGCACTTGAAGTAGCGATCATACCATCTAATTGAGTTAAGATATTAGCAGCTGAACATGAAGCAGCGTTTGCTGGGTAAGCAACAACACCTGAAGTTGAACCTGTGATAATATTCTTTAAACCATTAACAGCACATGTTCCACCGTAAGTAGAAGCTGAACCTGATGATTGTTGCCAAATGAAGTAATCATTTGCTTTTTGGAATTGATTTACTAATAATTCTGAGTATTGAGTAGCTAAAGCAAAAGTTTCGTTGTAAGAACCTGGAGCAAGAGCAGCGATACCTAGATATTTTTTATCTAAATCTTTTAAACAGATAGCATCGAAAGATGTTCTTGGACATACTTCGATTACACGTTGAGAGAAAGTAGCTGAACCAGATGCAGTAGATACACAGGTACCGTTTTGCATATACAAGCTTACTTCGAATAGGTTAATAGGTTCTTGATATTTTACACCTTCTTGGATAGTAATATATTCCATTGTTGAACCAGCATAAACCATTTTAATGATCATTTCACCAGCTATCTGGTTGTTAAAATCACTTAGGGCGGATACGTTTAATGACATAATTGTAGTTATTTAATTTTGGGGTTGTTGTTATTTGTTTTTATTTTTTATTAATTCACGCATTGCATTCATATGAGTATCATTAGTAGCAGTCGAGAAATTTTCAGTTTTAATAGGAGTATTTTCTAAAATAGTTTTTGTTGAAGCTGGAGCCTTAGCTATAGTTTCAAATTTACCATTCATAATACTCATTTCTTCTTTTAAACCAGCAATCGCTTCATCAATAGCCATTTTTACTTTAGCCATTATTTGAGCTTCTACTTCAGCAGTTGTAATTAAAGCATCACCAGCAGCTTCAGCATTAGGTTCGTCAGTTACAGTTGTTGGGTTTTGAGGAGTAGTACCTTCAACATTAGATATAGAAGGGTCTGCAGCAAATTCTTCAGTCATCATTTCTTCTTCAGCTTCTTCATCTGCGCTAGAAATTTCAGTTACTATAGAATTTTCAGTTTTAATAGTAATACCATCGCTTAATTTGTGGTATCCATCAGGAGATGTGGTTTCTTGACCATCAGTAGTTACGACTTTAACTTCGTCGCCAACTTTAATTGATTCACCAGGGAAAATAAATTTAAATGCATTATTTTCGTCCATGATTTCACCAAATTTTTCTGAGGTCGGTTCTGTAATTTTATCCACTAGATTGAAATGTAATTTCACTAATGTTTTTAATTGTTCCTTATTCATGTTGTTTATAGTTTGTTGTAATTTGTTTTTACATTAATAAATATTAATAAAAAAACTATTTTTTTAATTGAGCATAACATAAAGCTGCTCTTTGTTTAATATTAGGATATTCTGATTTCATTTTAGAATCATTCATGCACCTTGATATAAAAACATCTTTATTTTCCTTAAGATTCTTCTGTGGTATCGGCATCTTTATCCTTTTTATCTCTGTTTTTAAACCAATCTACCATTCTCATAACATTAAGAATTAATGCTGTAGTTAATACTAGGGCTGTTATTACTGGAGTAAATTTTATTATAAATCCTAATACTCCTCCAATAGTAAAGGTATCGGCTATTATACTTCTAGTTTCCATTTTATTTTTTAGTTAATATGTTGTTTAAGAAATAACCTTCGACTGAGAAACCTTTAACTTTATTTGTTTTAATATAATTATACCACACATCTGGGTTATTTACTTTATAAATTCCATACCAGTCACCTTCACTTGCTGAAAATCCATATAGAGAAGATTTGTCTTTATTTGGGTCTTTAACAATCCAGGTTTCTACTAAATAAACATCGTTAACTAATTGCTTATCATCATGTTCTATATTAATAGAATCTGTTGATTTAGAAATCATCATTTTATGAGCTATTTGTTCAATTGTATCTTTAGTAAAAAATACTTGATATTCTTCTTTAGTTTTTTCATCAATTCTAGGAATTAATTTATTTGGAATCATAAGAGGACCTATCAACATTTGTTTATCTGCTAATTGAGCAGCAAATTTATTTTTTTTAGGTATTTCATTAGTGTAATTAGGTAAACTAGTTACATCTATTTCCATTTCAATTAATTTATTTAATATAAATTCCTCAGCATTAAATTTATGTCCAATACCAATAATTTTATTAACAACATCAGCATTATCATCATAATGTCTATCAATGTTTAAACTTTGGATTTTAGCAATTTTTTGTACATTATTTTTAGCAGCAAACACATTTTGATCAGGAATACCTAATTCATTAGCTATATCTAACATACTTTCTTTATTTTCACGTGCTGAAATTATGTAAACATGATTACCTTTAGCAATTTCTTCTTTAGCTAATTCACGACCTGCGGCTGTTGTTAAGACACCATCAAAATCGAATGATATATTTTCATATAAGCTGAAATGGTTTTGATTATTAAATGCAAAAAAATCAGTTTCTGTGGCTGGTAATTCTACTAATGATACAGTAGGTACTCCAGTTATCAGAGTGTCGTTTATTTTAAGTTCTATTATTTTCATTTTTATTATAATAAATATATTTCATTATATTTGTCTTCTTTCTCTTAATTTTGTTTCGATTGTTTGACTATCTGTTATATCTCCTGCCAATACATACGCTCTAACAGGTCTAATGTCACCTCCTGTTACACCTTCATTTAATCCAACTTGAACACCACTACCACCTTTAACAGTAGGAGGTAATATTCTTGGACCTAATATATTAGTACCACCAGCACCTGTACCAGAAAATGGATTAAAAATACTTCCTCCACCACCAGCACCACCTGAAATCGAACCTATACTAGAACTACCTGCGCCCGCACTACTAGCACCACTAGAAAATGAAGTGTTTGTAATTTTTCTTACGTTAGCATAACCATAAGCACCAGCAATAGCTGCCTCGATATATGGTTGAGCAGGGAATAATATTGATTTTGGATTAGCTGCAGCATTTGAAAATATTTGACCTATTGATAATAAGGTATTAGTTATTGATTGTGCAATAGCATATTTCTTATTTTCTTCAAATATCTTTTGTTGATCGGCTGCTTGATTTTTTAATATCTGGGTACGTTGATCTTCAGTTAATTTAGTGTTGTTAAGCATTTCAGCATACATTGAATTAACTTTAGTTAAACGAGCATCTTCTAATGATTGGATAGCTCCAAATAAATCAGAAGCATACTTACCATATTGTAACCATGTTTCAGAAGTTATTTGTTTAATGGCTATATTTTTATTAGTTTCAATTTCAACTTCTTTTTTAGCTGCACCTTCTAATATTTGTAATTTTTCGTCTTGTTGAGCTTTAACAATATCATTAGCACTTCTTTGTAAGGCCTCAAGTTGTGCATTTGCATCAACCTGAGTCATATCTATTTTATCTCTAGCTTCTTGGAATTTTTTAATTTCATCTGCTTGAGCTTGTTCAATGATTACTACTCTTTCAAGTGCATTTGCTTTTAAATCAGCTAATTCTTTTTGATATCTTATCTCTGTATCTTTAGCACTTCCTGTATTATATTTTTTATCTTCTTCAGAAATTTTCTGATATGTTTCTTTAATTTTATTAATATAATCTAAACTAAATTTAACTACATCTGATGTTTTAAATAATTCACCTAATTGATCTAAATTAAAATCTCTGAATTTTTTCAACTCAGTATCATAATAAGTAGAAAGTTCAGCAATTTGTTTTTGTGATGCTGTTTGAATATCAGAAATTTGTTTAGTAGCTAATGCTAGTTCCTGTTCTAATAATTGTTTATTTAATGCTAATAATTTAGCATTTTTATCTGCCTCAGATTCTACAATTTTATTATCAGCTTGATTTACTATTGCAACTTTTTTATCTTCAGATTTTTGATTAGCTTTTTCAGATTGAGCTAAATATTCTCCTTCACGTTTTAATTTAGTTAATTCAATTAAATCTATTAATGTTAAGTTTCTTTCGGCTAATTGTACCCTTTTTGTCTCATAATCTGTAGAGGTTTTATCTAAAGCGGCTAATGTAGTTTTACCTGATTGTAATAATGTTTGGTAGTATTCTAATTCTAAATTTAATAATTCAGTTGTTGATGCTTTTCTATTTTTAGCTCTTTGTACTTTTTGATCATATATCGCTTTATCTCTTCTGTTTTCAGCATCTAATGCTAATATTAAACCTTGTTCAGCATCAGCAACATCTTTTATCGCTTTTTCGCTTTTCTTAGCTGAACCAGTTAATTTATCAAAATTGGCAACTAACAAACCTACTGCAACAATAAATGCTCCAATACCTGTTGATATAAGAGCTGCTTTAAATGTTTGAGCACCTGTAGCACCTGCAGTAAATCCGGCTTTAATCGAATCTCCTACTGCAGTGAATGTAGGGCCAAATAATTTACCAGCTGCAACTAATCCATTAGATGCGTCTCTTAAACCATTAACTACGCCTATAACGCCTAATAATTTTTTCTCAGCATTTTCAATTGCTGCAGAATCGGCACCAAATGCTATAAATGCAGAACTAACAGCCCCTACAGCACCTACTAAACCCTGGAATGTATCTACCATTGCGGTAGCTCTTTGTTCTCTATCTAAACCCTCTAAAGCAGCATCAAAATCTTTTAAATTATTTCGTACTGTTTTTAATTGGGCAGCTAATCTATTGAATTCAGCTGAACCAAATGATGAAGAGCTTAATTTTTCTTCTAATTGTATTGCAGCAGATTTTAAGTCATTTACATTATTCAATGCACTTTTACTACCTACATTTATTTCTACTTCTATTATTTTACTCATTTTATATAAATATTATCTAACTGAATGTATATTTGCAATTACTGATGGTGATGCTGGGTATGAGACAGTTGCTGGGTGTGATGATAAAGATACCTCTGTTGATGTTGCTTCCCACCATAATTCAATTTTATCATTATTATTTAACGCTTGTCCTACTATCGAAAATGTCATTAATTGAGATGAAGGAGTAGTCGGATTTTTTCTAGCAGCTAAATCTATGGTTGTTGTAGAATAATCAAAATTTACATCATTGTATTTTATCCAAAATACAGCTTCCTCAGGATTAGATGAAATATTTTCTACTTGTACTACAAAAGAAAATTGATAAACTCCAGCATAATCCATTTCAATAGCTCCTGAACCTGAAAGATTTATGTTTAAATTTACATAAGAATTATTTAATTCTACTGGTTGAGGTGTATTAATAGCAGCTATGGTTTGAGTAGTACTATCATAAAAAGATCCATATCCTAATTTTTGGGTAGGCCAACAGTCTCCGTTAACACAAAGGGAACCAGTGATATTTACTGAACCTGTGGCTTTAATTCCATTTTTAAAATCAGCTGTTCCTTGGTTAATTAAGTTACCTGTGTATACTGAACCTGTTGGATCTGTGTCTATAATATCATTTATAGGGTTTATAATAACATTACTTTGTGAACCAGATACAATACGTGAACCTGAAGGTTGAATTAATACTATACGTTGAGAATCAGTTATAGTAGCATCATTAGCCATTACTATAATATTTTCAAATGGTGATTCTGTAGCACCTAATGATTCTGTAACATTACTTGAATTAATAGTGATATTAGTTCCAAATAATTGGGAATTAGATAAATTATCTGGTAGTACATTCCCAGCACCCACCACCATAACGTTTTGTTGTGTTTCATTGTATTTTGAAGTACCTAAAATAAGTACATTTGGATTAAAATTAGTTGGATTCTGAGTATTCCAGGCTACTTGATCACCATATGCTTTAAAATTGTCTAATGGAGCTACATAATTAAGTACTGTTGGGTCAGTAATTGTTTCAGTATCGTCATTGAAATTAACATATCTAACTGAACCTTGAGGAGTATAATCTTTAGTAATAACATCTACAATAATGTCAGGTCCTCCTCCAGAATCATATTTAGTAAGTCTACGTCTTCCAGTAAATGGTATTGAACGTGGAATTCTTTTAATTAATTCTATTTCAGTTGATTTTCTTTGAATTAAGTTAGCACCGTTTATTTTGTTTATTCTATATAAATGACCGTCTATAAAGATTTTATCATTTAATTTAATATTTTTTATGTCTGATGGATCTAAAACGATATTACACGTTAATAAACGCGCATCTACGTCATATAATGAATTAATATAGAAAGCCCAGTAACGATTATATAAACCATCTTGACAAGCTCCATTTACAGATGATTGTTGATATGGGTAATATCCTACATTCGAATAGTGTAAATCAAGTGATGATGTAAATATAGTTGGTGAATCAGTAGTTGGTAATAATGTTCTATAAAAATTTAATGCTCTAATCGCTGAATTTTCAGGATCTGAAATATAATAAAATGTAGAACCTGTTGGTGCTGAAAATGAACCAGTAGCTGTACCATACATTTCATTATTAGGAATGAATTTTTTAGGTGTTTTATTTAATAATCTTGGTTTAAAATTATATGGTTGAGCTGGTTTTCCAGTTTCTGTTTTTACTAACCATGGAACTACTGTAGTACCATTTGTACCTTTTGTAGTTAAACCTTTAACAGGAGTAGCAGCAAAAAATCCACCGATTGTTTTTTCAGTACTTGTTGCTAAATCGCTATCTGTTCTATAAGTAAATTCACCATAAACATTATTAAATGTTGATTTCTGATATTGATTTAAAACGTCATCATCAATGCTATCTGAGAATTTATATGTTTGAGGTAATTGAGTAATAGGATGTTCTACTTTATATTTAATAGTTCTATCCATTTTTTCAGTCCAATCGACTGTATCACCCATATTAACCCAATCATTATATGGTTCAATAGATAATATATTTCTTTGATTTTCAAAAGGTTCAATTACTAAGTTAAATTTTTCAATTAACCCTTTCATGAAATCTAATGTTTTGATGGTTCCAAATGTTTTAGAAACATCTACTGTACCACCTACTGGATTTTGAGGAGTGGTTACTTTTAAATAAACACCATTATTAGTATTTGTTGTAACAGTATGGAATCTTTCTAAACCATTAGCGGCTGGTGATTGTAAAGCAACATAAAAATATATTTGTGAACTTGCTGATATATTTAAAGAAACATTACCTACATTGATAACACCTGACGTAGCATGTGTTAATGGTGTTTTTACAGTATGAAGAACATTAGATGGACTAGTACTAGATCCAGTAGTAATGTATAATACTAATTGTCTACCTTTATTTGTTTGGTATAATGGGCCAGCATTTGAGGTAATATTAAATGGTATATTAATGTTGAAAATGTGTTCTCCAGTATAATCAGCAACGTATTTATCGTTTGTTAAATCAAAATTATTTCCGTCATTAAAAACTGTACTATCGAATTTTAATATTTCAGGATATAAAGTTGTAAAACCTGAATTAAATGATTGGGTTGCATTAGCCCAAACATACGAACCAGATGAAGGATTAACAAAAGATATACCATCATTATCATCAACAGAATTCAGGAAATACAGATTTTTAAAGAAATCAGAATCCATAAATGATGAAGTGTATTTGTATTTTATACTTTTAAATATTTCATCAACTATAGTTTTAGTTTGAATAGCTGGTTTAAATTGTGATACTAATATAGGAGATCTTGGATTATCCATTTGATGAAGAGCACCACCAAATTCGATTGATGGTGAATCAGGATTTGTTGGATTATTACCATAATTAATTAATGGATAAAATACTGCACCTGAAAATAATTCATCGTTCCATGATTGGGAAATACTAGAATAAGAGTATGTGTGGTTATAAGGAGACCAATTTAAATCAGATAATGCTTGGTTTTCTGTTAATGTTTTGAAATCTACTGTTTCATTTGTAATAACACAATTATAAATAACATTGTTCCAATCATCAGATATAAGACTTTGTATAAATAATTTTCCAGTGAATACTGCCTCACCGTCAACTAATACTTGACATGAAACAGATTTATTTAAAGCTACGGCAGGAGTAGTACCTAAATCAAATACATTATTAAAGAATTTATTATTATTATCATTTCCAGGTAATGAAAATGTTTGAGAAGATATACCAAATACCTTACCTATATAACCCAACTCAATAGCTGAAATATCTAATAAGAATTCAGGTACATCTACTATTTCAAGATCGTACTTTTGGTTATTATTGTTTGTTGCACGTAATATTACTGAATATGCGTTAGTCATTGTTTTTATTATTTTGGGGTTTTAATTTACTGAATTTTTCTGCTACGGTTCCTAAACCATATGCTATAGTTACATACTCGACCGCTTCTATAGAGGTAATACTAGGATTAATGAACATAAAGATTACTAATGCTATAAATCCTAAAGCACCTAATACTCTTTTATGTGATACTCCTTCTTCAGAAGAAAACATATCAATTATAAACTTTTTCATATTATCTACTTCTTTTATTATTTGAAAGGGTATAATTAATTATATATTGGAAATTCTTCTGAGTTCTTGGATTTGATTTAGAAACAAATGTACTATCATTTATAACTATAGGATTCCAAGTATCTCCATCTTGTATCATTACTGAAGGAGAATAGAATAATGTTTCTAACCAATCTGCTTGTTCTTGAGTTAACCAATCAGAGGATATTTGATAATTTTCATTAATATTAGTGTAAAATGTATCAGTACCTCTACGTAATCTATTATAATCCACACTATTACCATTTGTAGAATAATTCACAAAATTCTTTTTATATGTACCTTTTTCTAATGTTGTTGTTTTATTATTTTGTAATGTAAAATTAAAGTAATCCCATACACCATAATTGTTAATGAAAGCAAATCTTACACCTGGATAACCACAGTAAGCATCTTGTCTTATGAATGTAAAAGTATCCCAAGTGGCATTTAAATTAAAACCAGGATAACTTCCAGTTGATTGAGGATGTAATTTAACAGTGTAATAATCCCAAGAACCTGTGAATTCAGGAAATGCTAAATTTTTAGGACCTACACCTATGTGAATTAATAATGAACCTGAAGTTTGTGAACCAGATTGATTAGCACATGTTTGAACACTAGCAACATCACTCCAAGCCTGAGTTATTGAGTTTACTCTAGGACCACCACTATATATTGTATTAGGTGGGGCAATATTTACGTTTTCATAGAAATTATTAGATGCTGTACCGTTAGTATACACTGTATATTCAGCCCAAGCTATATCTTGTGCGGTAGTGGTACCTCCTGTTAGATTACCATTTAATACGCTTATAGACGCGTAATCTGTGCTTTGAATGTATTGAGTACGTGGAGCATCTGTTAGGGCAACATTTTTAGAAAATGTACCTGTATTAGGAGTAGGTTCAGGTGAATAAAATGAAGATGTATTCCAATTCCAACTACCGTAATCAGGATCTAAAGTACCGTTAATCCAGTAATAATAATTAGTTGAACCAGTATATGCTGCTGAGCCAGTATTTGTACCTACTCCACTATATGGAGTAACAGATGAAGATAATGTTGCACCATATTCTTCTCCAAATGCTACTTTAAAGAATTTAGCTGTTTGAGAATTTTTATTAAATGGAGTTGTATATGCCTGGTCAATAGTTAAAGTAGTATAATCATAATCAAGATATTGTTTTACAATACGACCTAAATTAAATACACCTTTACCTGATGGGTTAGGTTGTTGTTTTATAGTTGTTAATACATTACCACATCCATCTTGTAGAGCACATACGAATTGATATTGAGGTGAGCCTGTTAAAGCTGATGTTATTTCCCATATTAGATCACTATTAGCCAAATTCAATTGGCCTGGATATTGGGTTATGTTAATTTGTGACATTATTTTGTGTTATCTTTTAAGTATTTTAGTGCTGATTTTAGTAACTTGGGATCATCGTTTAACATACCAATTGCACGATTACATTTTATACATAATAAACCTCTAACTTGTCCTATAGTGTGACAGTGGTCTACAGCTAAAGATTTAGACAATTTAGTATGATGTGTACCACAAATAGCGCACTTGCCATTTTGTTGAAATAACATTGTATTATAATCTTCAAGAGTTATGTTATAATTCTTTTTCAATGATTTATGTTTTAATTGATCTACATTGTCTATAGCATATTGTTTGCTATATTGTTTCATATATTCTGGGTTGGCTAAACGATGTTGTCTAGAACCTTTAAGATTACAAGTTTTACAGATGGTATGTAATCCGTCTTTCTTATTCTTATTTTTATGGTAGTCGATTAGTGGTTTTTCTTCACCACATTTATTGCACATTTTCATTTATATTTTTTTATTAAAATTGTTTCTATGTCCTTGGAAATTGCATCTCCTAGTATACCTTGTAAATCTTTACTTAATACACTATTGATTGATGGTTGAATAAATGGTTTAGCCTTGTATCCTTGTCTGTTGATTTTACGAGATATTAAGAATACTAATTGTTTTTCAGTTATTCCTTGTCTAGGACTAATACCTTTGGCTCTTAACCATCCGCTTATATCTTGTTTTTTATTAGACCATCCACCTTTTTTAGCTCCGCCTCTACCACCATCAACAAATTCACCATAGTCTTCCATCTGGATTTGTAGCTTCAGAGTATTATTATTTTCTACTACATTATCCTTTATAGATTTACTAAGGTTACCACTAGCATTAGATCTATTACGTTGTAAAGTAGCTTGCATAGCATTAACTATTTGCTTACCTACTATACCTAAAGCTGTGGCTAAATTTGCTAAATTACCCATAATTATAATTGTGGAAAATTACAGTAATCTAATGTACCGTAAGAATTATAAGTTATATTAGCTGACCACCCTGCTAAACGATCATTGAACGCCTCATAAATTGGAGTAATATTATTTAAAGTTATGTATTCTTCTCGTTGATTATTACCTAAATTAAAATAAGAGATAATGTCATATACATAAATTTCAGTATCGCTCTGAATTTTTAATACATCATCATCTGTTAAAGCAGGAATATCTAACATATAAAGTTCAAATGTAAGAGATCTTAAACCTGATTGTCCATTTGTATTTAGAACCATACCAGTACTTTGTAAGGGTCTTAAGAATGCATAAGGATACTCTACATTTTGTATTGAGGAATCTAATTTATCAATACTACCCTCTTTAAATGTATGAATAGCAAGGTGTGCGTTACACGCTGTTTCAAATTGTTCTACGATTGATTTATATGTTGGAAATCCCATATTATTTTTTAGCTAATGCATTTTTAACTGTATCTTCTGTAACCATGAAGAAAGCGGCTAATGCGGGTATATTTAATGATTCAGAACGAGCAATAATAGCTGATTCTAAATCGGTTAATTTATTTGTATTTACTTGTTCTACAATTGATTTCTCAAATGTAGTCAATTCAACAGTTGGTTCAACTGCTGGTTCTGTTATTAATTCTAAAGTTTTTTTCATTATATATTATATTGTTTTTGTTTTTGTTGTTGTTCTGAATTTATTTCTGATAGCATACTCATGTAGTTAAACACAAATATTACATTCAGATCTATGATTGATTTATCTCCTGTAATTTGTAGGATGGATGTTTCAGCCAAGTCTTTAAGTGTAAGTAACCAGCCATAGTGCTGAGCAATCGACGTTTCACTTTGCTCATCTTGCTCATCTCCTCCAGTATCATCTGATGAGGGATTTTGTGGGAATATTGTTGAAAATCGCTTAGTAACACTGTGTTGATATCTAAAAAAAAACCCAAAGCGCCTAATGCTATTTCGACTGGAAATTCATTAAAACTGTCTGCTCGTTGTTTACGTATTTTAGAATCATATGGTTCTATCTCGTAATAATCAAATACATTTTCAACATCGTATTTCATAGATTTTAATGTAGATTTAACTATGAATGTTGCTGATGGTATATCATTTTTAGTAATAGGTCTGTATAATAAAGATAAAATCTGATTAATATTTTTCTCAGTATCTTTAGCTAAAGAATCCATGTCAATGTATTCGCCTAGTTTCATTTTAGACATATTTGCGAAACCCCACAATTGGCCATTCCATTCGACTACAGGATAAAATTCAGGATTTATATTTTTAAATATATTTTGTAACGCGTTATAAACGTCTATAACAGATGATAATTCCCATTTCATAATATCCTCTATAGATGTTTCAGTTAGCGCACTTACAACACTAATCATTTGTTCCATTTCATCTAAGGAACTCATTGAATTAAGTTTTTTGTAATGTTTAACTTGAAAAAAATCAGGTATTGTTATAGTTTGTTTCATCTTATGATAAATATTGGGTTTTAATAAAGGGATCTTTAAAGACAAAGCGGGAGGGACTTATACCCTCCCATTGCGCTTTGATATTAAACAAAAATGTAGAAATAAAAATGTCAAAAATTACTTCCAATTACGATTATAAATATTATATGATTTCCTCAAAATCGATTTCTTCTGCATTTATTTTTTCAGCATTTTTCTTAATTTCTTCTTGGATTTCCATCCACATTAAGAATTTACCATATAATTCATTTTCCATTAGAAATTGAAGAGCTTGCTCTTGCTCTTGCTCAATTGTGAGTGTGTTTTGTGTTAAGTTATTTTCCATGTTGTTTTAAGTATTTTATTGCTGATTTTAATGTGTTGGTATCCTCTTTGGCATACCCTAAAACTGAATTACAATTGAAACATAATAATGCTCGTATTTTACCTGTTTCGTGGCAATGGTCGACTGCTAAAGCGCGTTTGAATTCTGTATGGTGCCTGCTGCATATTTTACAACATCCCTTTTGTGCCATTAACATTTGATCATATTCCTCAAGGGTTATATTATAACTGTTTTTTAAATTAGATTTTGTATAAGATTGTTTATGAGATTCTGGGTTGTTAGCTCGCCATTTTTTCTTAGATTGTTGCATACATGATTTACATGCATTTTGCAAACCATCTTTATTATTTTTATTTTTACTGAATTCTTTAGTTTCACCACATTTGTTACATGTTTTCATATTCATAAGTATACGATTAAGCTTTATAGGTTCCAATTCTAGAGTTGTTTTTAGGTGTTGATTGTCCTATGTAAATTTTACTTTTTGTGAATAGTTGTTTAGTTCTTGCCTCATTTGCTAACATTAGTGACATTATACAATCGTCATGTAATCCAGATGGTGCACTGAATTGTATTAATCCTGTAGAACTAATTTTATAAGTGAATGCGTTTAACTCATTATATAATTCAGGAAATAATGTTTTTGAGGGTAATACTAAATCTTGATTCTGAATAGTTTGGATTAGATTTCTTATGCCATCTACTTTATTTGTATTTGTGGTATTAAATGATTGTAATTTATGAATTTTAGGCTTTAATATTTGATACATTGCTAATCCAATTCCATTTGTTTCACAAAATCCTCCGATGACATTGAACCCATCGAGGTAAGATAAGATATTATCTCCAATTGATTGGAAAGTACCTCCATTGACTCTAAGAATTCCAAGTGTTTTTCCGGTTTCATCCAAGACAGTGCAAACGGTGTAATCGCCATTAATTCCAGTGTCAACTCCAATATAGCATCGTCTATTTCTTTTTGCATCATATTCATCTAATATACATACATTATCTACTCCTGTAAAAACATCACTTCCAGCATCAGTAAATTCGGCTAAGAATTCTTGTCTAAATATTTCAGGTGGTAATGATTTTTCTTGTTCTGTTATAAATTCTTTATCCACATATGGGTTACTTGAAGATATACCCTGAAATGAAATATAATTGTTATTAGGTGTTAATCCTCTTACATACCAGTTATAAAACCAATTTTTACTTTTAGGTGTAGATATTATTAAACATTTTTTACCCAAAACAGTTAATGTTGGTAATATAGCCTCATTAATCGCATCTTCTTTGATGAATGCTGCTTCATCTATAACCATGTAATTAAATGAAAAACCTCTAATAGTATTGTAATTGTCAGTTGATAAAAACTGTAATGTAGAACCATTGATAAATTCGATAGTAAGATCTGCTTTGTTTTGATTTTTGATTAATGGATAAGCAGATGATATCATTTCGGCAAATATTTTTTTACATTGGTTATATACTGGAGTTATCCAGGCACCTTTTTGATTAGGAGTATTAAGTAACCAATATATCATTAAATTCTGAGCCAATAATGATTTACCGTATTGACGTCCTGTTGCTACAACGCCGAATTTATGTTCACTATCAGCAAACCCATCAATGACTCGTTTTTGACCGAAATGAGGAGAGAACAATGTTACGTCCATATATTATATTCTGGTTTAAGTTTATTAATCCAATACAATTCTCTTTCTTTATGGTTATTACAAGTTTCTAATATTTCAAACTTGAAATTTTTAATACCATACTGTAACATATCTTTTTTCATTTCTGGATTAGATATATTAGCACCGTGTGTAATAGAATATAAATGTTCTCTGCGTCTGCGCATTGGTTGATTACTTTCACCAACATAACGTTTATTGTTAATTAAACAAGTGAACATATAAACTCCGGAGTCAATGGAATTATTATAATTTATAACCCATTGTTTTCGAATAGGACTTGTTTTAGAATTTTCATTCTTACATTCTTGACACCAAGAATTTCTATAACCATCTTTACGTAATTTAAATACTTCAAGTGGTTTTTCTATATGGCACTTTGTACAAGTTTTCATTTTGTAAATTTACTAAAGAATTTCTGTATTACCAAAGTCAGGTGATAAATTATCTCCCCATTTTAATTGGATATTTAATTCGCCTTTGATTTCTACTTGAGAACGTTCGATTTCGCCGCCTTTAATTTTATTCTGGTATTTGATTATTTCTAGCCATATGCGCTTATCGTTGTCTGTAATGGCAGATTCTTTAAGTTGTTCTAATTCTATCAGAGTTTGATCTACAGTGTGTTTAATACGTTCATCAAAATCCTCACTAATTACTTCCCAGCAAGATTTCCACAATTCATTAGCATGTCTGTTGTTAATGCCGTATTTCTCCCTAGCCCATGTTGTGAATTGGGTCCATCCGCTTTTATTTACTAATATATACTCAACACTTTCTTCAATATGTTGGATATGTTCTAATTTATTTGATTTCATATGTTTGTTTATAAATATATTTTTGTATAAAACACATCCTACCATGAAAATAGATAGGTATGTGTTTATATACGTGATAAATATGTTATTTTACGTTACTAAGAGCGTATTTCCAATTATTAGTTTTATATCTATCTAAAATTTCATCAAAATCAAATTCCCAACCCATTGTTTCAAAATATTTGGAAAAATCAATTTTTTTATTTCTGATTAATATCATTATATCATCTTTGAAAAATTTAGGAGTTACAAATCTATTATGTTTACAATTGTATACTCTTCCTATTGATGTTATGGCATAATCATGATTTTCGAAACTATATTTTTCATTTGGGTATAATACCAATTTTAATTTCTCTATATTTTGCTCCTCCACTTCATCTATCAGAAAATGAGGTGGATATAATTCATCGATTTTTTCGTATTGCCCCATAACGATGTATTCCCATACTTTTTCTTGGTCTAAATAGCAATGAAATGCTGTACTTTTATAACGTGACATTTTTCTTTCTCCCTCTTGTTTTAGTTGTTGATGTTATTAATTCAGGTTCAGGTTCAATAATTACAGGATTTGCAATTGCTTCAATTTGAGATTTATATTGCGATAAACGAGATGTCCATACCGCATGTGTTGCTTTATATTCACAAGAACACCCGGGTATGCCCACGGGTGTTGTAAATACTTTATTATATCCCTCCATTATTCTAGATAATGTTGGGTGAGCTATTCTATATCCAAAATATGGAAATGAATTTTCTAATACCCATTTAGCATCTTCTTGGGTTAGGTTTGTATTGAATTCGATCATTATGATTGGTAATTATTGTATTTAGGTTTTAAAGTTAAAATATAGTGTTCTTCAGTTTCATTTATTTTTTCTACACTACATTCTTCTAATATTTTAAAATTAACAGCTTTATGTTCTGCTAATAATTCGTATAAATGGTATTGTGATTTTCTATGTTTAGCTGCTCCTTCTAGGTTTTTAATTGAACACTTATGTGTTATAATTCTGGCTAGTAACATTTTAGATCCTCCAACATATAAACAATCATTGGTTTCTGAATCAAATATCCCGTATACTCCTTTGATTTTATTATTATATTTTTTAGTTCCTTCTAATGTTTTAGCTTTTCCTCTTGCGCTCTCATAGTATCTTTTTTTAGCGGCTTTAGCTTTATCAGTTTGATTGTAAGCTTTCATGTACTCGGTGTGGTTGTAAGTTTTTGTTTTCATTTTGTTTTTTATATTTTTTGTTCGATTATAAATATGTGAGGACCCTTCAAAATCGAAAAGAAAAACCCTTCTCTTAAGAGAAAGGTTAATCCTTAATATAAAAAATAGAAAATGTTTCGAATTATTGTGTTTTTATTAAAATGTAAGATATAGCATCAACACCTTTATATGTTAAAACATGTTTTAAACCATTACCCCAACCCATTGTTCTAAAATAATCAAAAGCATCATCTATGGTTCTGAATTTCATGATATTACCATGTTCTGTTTTTAATGCACCATAGTACTCAGATTTTTTACTTATACCATAAAAAATATTACATGTTACATATTTTGCTGTATCATTTGTTAAATTACTCCAGGTTTCTTGTGAAAATTTAACATACAATCTAGGTACAACATTCTTTGTATTATTGATATCAATACTATCTACAAATAATGATGGGTTTTTAGAATTATAAGCATTAGCTGTTATTGCTGTTAAGCCCATTATGATTACTAAAAATATTTCTTTCATACTGTTAATATACAATTTTATCTTTAAATTACCAAATTAATTGTATCTTTTTTTATCTAACCAATCCAGAAAATATGAAATAGTATATGCCATTACACTTATAATTGCTGCTGAATATAGATTTAAAGTAATAATTAAACCTAACCAAAATGATACACATTTAACACAATAAGTATGTTTCAATAATGAATGTTCATACCATTTAAATTTATTTTTCAAATTCTGGAGTGGTGAAAACCATTCAGCTATCATTACTCCTAGTATTGCTAAACCTATTAAATTAATCATTGATAATTTGTTTTAATTGTTTTTCTACCTCAGCTTGTATTTTAGTTTCTAATTCTTTAGAATCAGATTCTATCTTAGCCGTTAGTACATCGATTAACATATTTAGGCGCATTACTTCCTGTTTTAATGTTGATTTACGTTTATATACGTTTATAATACGTTTAAATACGTTTATAATGTTGTTTTTGTTGATTACTAGTAATGAAGTAATTAGCGAAGTTAGTATAATTGTGAACATAGTTTTTGTAAGTTTTTTAGTGCGTTGTCAAAATCTTTTCTAAGTGAATTGATTGGAATATTGTATTTATCTTTAATTTGTGAAAATGTTAATTTATGGAAAAAATAATCGTTAATTAATGCTTTGTCGTAAAAATGAATTTTATTTTCAATAGCATCTAATAAACATTCTACACAATCAACCTGAGTAATATCTAAATCAAAAAATTCATTAATATAATCTGCTGCGTTTTGATTATCTGCTAAATATGAACCTCTATAATTATATGATTCCTGGCGATATTTTGACCAGAATGGAGATGTAGATGATCTTATATTTAAACTCATTGCTTTTCCCATATATTGTAAAAATTTATTATCCTCAACTACTACTTTGAATTTATAATCCAGTGATTTATTTAATAAAAATTGTTCTAATGCTAAACCTAATAAATCATCAGCCCATAAATCAGCATTATACCCACATATTCTTATTGAATCTTTGACTAATTTAGGATAACACTGAGTTATTTTAGCATTAATTAATCTTATTTTTTCTTCATCAGTTATTTTCATGTCAAT